TACCTTTACCTTTACCTTTACATTTACATTTACCTTTACCTTTACCTTTACCTTTACCTTTACATTTACATTTACCTTTACCTTTACCTTTACCTTTACATTTACCTTTACCTGTTCATTATTCTATCTCCCCTGTCACCCAGATCTCTCTATTCATATACTATTATTTGTTTATGTAATGATTGCATGGATCTTGATATGGGTTGTATGTAATGTATAATATATAGATATTGAGAAATGAGTAGGATAATGAATAATGAGTAATGAAATAATGTATACCCTCTTTGAAATACTTTTTTTGAGAACCTGTTATAATATCCTCATTGTATATCCTCATTGTATATCCTCATTGTATCCCCTCTTTGTATATCCTCATTGTATATCCTCTTTGAAATACTTTTTTTGAGAACCTGTTAGAATAACCTCTTGATATACCGTCCCTCATTGTATATCCTCATTGTATATCCTCATTGTATATCCTCATTGTATATCCTCATTGCATATCCTCATTGTATAACATATTGAATTACTTTCGTTGAGAACCTCATTGTATAACTTCTTATATACCCTCATTGATATATTATTTTTGTGTTTGTATTATATATCCATAATCTTTTGAATTACTTTCGTTGAGAACCTACAGTATAATCCTCTTTGTATAACATATTGAATTACTTTCGTTGAGAACCTACAGTATAATCCTCTTTGTATAACATATTGAATTACTTTCGTTGAGAACCTACAGTATAATCCTCTTTGTATAACATATTGAATTACTTTCGTTGAGAACCTACAGTATAATCTTTTCACTATACCATCTACTATACCCTATACTATACCCTATACTATACCCTATACTATACCCTATACTATACCCTATACTATACCCTCTGCATCTCTCTATCTTTACACTATACCATTATGTATAAATATATATAATGAGAAATGAGTTACATAATGAGAAATGAGTTACATAATGAGAAATGAGTTATATAATGAGAAATGAGTATTTTATAAAAAAGTTTCAACAAACATTTTTTACACTTTTTGAGAACCTATCAAATATTTATTACACATTTTTACATTTCAAACGCTGACATAACAACACAAAAATTAGAAAAAGTGTAAAATTAATAGTAGTAATTTCACCTATGATGCTATTACTTTTTCATCTTCTTTGTTTTTACTTGAATATGTGAAACACGCATTTGTAAAGCCGAAGGCGAGCCTACAGAAAAACATAATGGTGGCTGTTGGGTTTTTATCAAAGATTACTTCATTGTGTTTATTGTAGAATTTGTATCCCTTGTTCTAAATACGATTTTTTTCGTAACTCACGCAGTTGCAACAAACTAATAGGCAAAATACCTGTTTGTTTCTTTATCCTTATAATATTACTACTCTTTTATCACACTTTATATGGCCATTTCATTTTCTTGGGAACTGAATAACAATCACAAACCGATGTTCATTTAGACCTTTCTTTTTTTCGTTTCAACATCGATTTTTATATGTATAATATTATAATATATAATGATTATACCAATAGGCGTAGATTGTGGAATGGCAGGATTTTTACAAAAATATAATTTACGAAATATATCATTTCCTTTTGATTGGAATGTTACATATAATGGTGTATCTAAATGTATAGATGATAATTTCAATTTTTTTACAGAACCATTAAATAACAGATTTAATAAATATGATATATATTTTTACCACGATTTTGAAAATATTAATTTATTTAATCAAGATAAAGAAAAATATATTAGAAGATATCAAAGATTTATCAATATATTAGAAACAAGTAACGAAGAAATTATATTTTGTAGAAAAGGACATGCTTGTCATCACCATTATGAACATAATGGAAAATATTCTAATATTATAAATGATATTGATGATGCCGAAAAATTAGATATAATTATTCAAAATAAGTATCCACAATTAAAATATAAAATAATTGTAATTTTGGTGTGTGATAAATGTTTTAATCCTATTGAGAAATACAAAAGCAAATCTGTTAAAATTGAAATATATAATATAGCAACCCATCAAGCAGATGATACTATTTTTGAAAATTTATGTCGTAATATTTTTACACCATTGCACATTTAAAACGCCCACCTTTAGGTGGACGTTCTTTATACGCGCTTTGGTAACTGTTACTTTGCAACCGATAAATCGGCGATTTATACCAGTGAAGATTTAAAATGGGACGCCCCATAGGGGCGTCATTTCAAATCGTTACTGATATCCGACTCTTGAAGAATTAAAATGGGACATTTTAATTCTTCAAGGGTTTAAAGGTTTAAAGGTATAAAGGTGCAAAGTATACAATAGAATCGGCGTTTGATTTTTTTTACTACCCTTTATCTACTTATACCTAGGCACTATCATTTTCTATTATACTTTTCATTTCCTTTATATCCGGTAATTTTGGATCATATTCCCACAAATAACGGCAAAAACACCAATCATATTCCTCTTTTTTTTTTTCCTTCATCTTTTTTTCTCCATCTTCTCCCAATAGTTCTCTATCTTCATATGATAATGCATATATTAATTTCTCTTTTTCACTATATTTTTCGCTATACTCTTTCAATTCTATTTTTTCATTATATTTTACTATATCTTCTAGTAATGGTCCGTGTGTACTCTTATACACCTTTTCTTCTTTTTCCACTCCTATATAATAGTTGAATACCCATTCTAACATTTCTTTATATTCCTTTACTTTTTTTTTCTTTTCTTCTTCTTTTCTTATACCAAATATTATTTTGTAGTAACGACTCTCCCATCCTTCTTCTTCTGGACATATATATCGTTCTTTCTCTCTACATATTATCGGCACATTCATTACACATTCCTCTTTTGACCATCTTCTTTTTTCCATTTTTTCTCTTTTTTTATATTCTTCTTTTATGTTTTCTCTTTCTTTTTTTACTAGTTCTCTTATATATTCGTACCATCTTTCCCATTCTATCTTTTTTTCTTTTACCAAGTTTCCACTTCCTTTCACTTTTTCATATGTCTCTTTCAATTTTTCTAATCCATTTGTACGAAGGTTTATTCCTATCATATGTGGCATATAATCATTTCCCAACAACATACTTATCATCATATAATCATACACATTCATTCCTTTTTCTATTTCTTCTTTTAATTCTCCTATATCCAAAAATTCTTTCTTCTCTTTTGATTCTTCTCTGTATATATATAATTTTGACACCCTCTCTTTGTAAATTAATCCTAACATTATCAAGTCCGAATCCAAACCATTTATTAATACTCTCTTTGTACAACAGTCTTTCTCTCTTAAATATTTAAACAATTTATGTTCTCCTTCTCCTCTTTCTTTTGAACTACTTACAATTATTTTTATTTTATTTTTTTTTTCCGTAAAATGTTTTTCTACACTTTCAGATAATGTATTCATAAATTTTGTTCCAGGTGTTATTGCAGATCTATTCCATATTTCTTTCTTATTTAATATACGTGATAAAACATGTGACTTATATCGTCGTCTTCTTTGTTGTTCTACCTTTCCCAAAGGTGCAACTCCATCTAATGCTATAAAGGTCTCTTCTTTTGGATTTATTTCTTCTATTTTTTCTTCCATTTTTTGTATTGTTCTTTTTATAATTCTGTTTTCTATCCCTTCTATTTCTTCTGTTTCAGCTTCTTCACTATATGATTCATATATTAATGTATTACTATCCATTAATAATATATCAATCTCTCCAATCTCCTCTTTTTTTTTCTCTATACCAGGATAATTGCGCATTATGTAAGAGTAATAACTAGGAATACCCATTATTTGATATAATATAATATTTATTTATTACAAATATTATATTATATATCAAATAATATTTAAACCCTTTGTAAAAATATTATAATATTGTATATAAATGGAATTGAATTTGGTTACTTTATTATATTTATTTTTTCGTTTAGCACCTTTTATAATCGCATCATTTTTTTCATTATCTTCTATATTTAATCAAGACCTAAAAGGTCTTATATATTTGATTGGATTATTGGTTGCTTGTTTTCTTACAATTATTCTTGGTAATACTTTACCTATAGCTTATACATATGGTCAAGAACCTGGTACAGATAATTTACGACTAGTAAATGGTGTTTGTAATTTGATTACCATAGGAAAAGACGGTTCATTTTCAAAAATTCCACTGGGTATTTCTATACTAACATATACATTGATTTATTTAGTTTATATAATTGCAATTAATCATATAGAATTATCCAATTTACCGACATTAATATTATTACCAATGTTGATCCTTGGTGATCTTATTTGGAATATTAAAAATGATTGTTATAAACCATTAGGAATTTTTATAGCACTTGTTATTGGTGGTTTAACTGGGTGGGCTTGGGCTGCGATTGTAAATACTTTCAAACAGCCTCAATTATTCTTTTTGAATGTAGGTGGAAATAAGACAGTATGTCATCGTCCTTCAAAACAGTTATTCAAATGTCATTTTAGACAAACAGATATTATAAAAGCACAAAAAAAAAATTAAAAAAAAATAAAACATAATATAAATGCCATTTTTAGGAAGCCGAATATATATCTTTTGTTTTTTGAGAAACGGTTACACCATTTCTATATTCTTCATAAATTACAAAAATAATTATTATGAGAAAAAATATGTAGTCTTCTTACTAAATATTTTTTTATTGATCGAATGAATGAATATTGATATTAAACCAATTTTTTAATATATTGCATAGATTTGCTCGTGATAAATCAGTTGCCAATAATTTTTTACTACGATTACGATCAGAAAAATGTATCATAAAATTGCGAATCATATTATTAGTTATAGCCAATGAATATTTTTCATGCAACTGTTCAAAAGGGAAATGTGGATACCCTTTCATTTTATTTACATCATTATGGAATTTATGTATAAGCATTATAAAATCCATCTTTGTTTGTATGGTATTGAAATTTATATTATCTAAATAGGTTTTAGCATGATTTGAACAATCTGGACAAGGTAAATTTACACATATTGCATAAACATTATTCAATAGTTCTGTACGTATTCGTTGAAATTCACTTTCTTTTACCTTTATAGATAGTGTGTGTAATAAAAACCATATAGGTTCTCCCCATTTTACTTTTTTAATTATATTTTGTGTTTGATCTACATCAGTAACAACAGATGTTATTTGGACATTTTGATTTGTAATAGGAATAATATTTTTGATAGGCATTGTAAACATTTGATTAAGTTGTCTCGTAGATGTGTTTGCAATCGTATGAGAACTGAAAAACTTCATATTCATTCTGTATATTGTATAAGAATACAATAAAAACATAATAAATACAACTAAATATATACAAATAATATACATGGCAGAAACAAAAGAACAACTGGTCAATTTAATTAAAGAATGGGTAAAACTAGATAATGACATTCGTAAATTGCAAACTGAAATAAATGCAAGAAAAAAAGAAAAAACAAAAATGTCAACACAATTAATGACTGTTATGAAACAAAATGAAATAGATTGTTTTGATTTGAAAGACGGTCAAATAGTATATACTAAAAAAAATATCAAAAAGCCCATTACAAAAAAAATATTATTAGATATTTTGAATAAATTTTATAAAGGTGATTATATGAAAGCGATTGAATTAAATGAATTTATACTAAATAATCGCGAAGAAACAGTACAAGAAATGATCGTGCACAAAATAGATAAAGACTCGTCTATGTAAATTCTTTTATTGTTATCTTCCCGTTTATTTCTATGCTTTTGGCAATAATCTGCGGATTTATTTTTTCGTTTAATATATCTTCAGTTCGATATACATTTTTATATTCATCTATATAATATACAATACCATCAATCTCGTGTGCAACAACCTCTAATTTCTTATTGCAATCATCACAAATATCTTCTTGTAAGAAACCATTCGGTGTACCTTTTGTATGTGTTCCACAATATTCGCTTCCATCTTTTCTCCGTCTAGTACATTGCTCATTATTCGCTCGTTTTGCATTACACCGATTTGATTGTGGAATAGAATTCTGTATTCTCTTTCTTTTTACAAAATCGTCTTTTGTTAATGAAAGTCGTTTGTAGTCATAAATATATTCTAATAAATCATTGACTTTTTTCTTATCATCTATTTGCAATTCGTTTATTTTTTGTTTTATATTATCTTTAAAAGAAACAATATAGCCTTCAATAGATTTGTTAATTCGTTTTTCCATCTTTATATAAATATTTATATGAAGATATATTTACTTCAATTTTATAGTTTTATATAAAAAATGATATAAAGAGTATATTATGTAAACCGTCAACTACTATTTTATCTAAAACATTTTGTACATTTTATCAAATACATCAATAGCCAATGCACATGTTGTTTTCAAATGCTGGCGTAACATATGTTTATCTGTTGGTAGTTTGTATGCTATACGAATTTTACTATCTAATTCATGTGGATGAAGTTTTTTAAATCCACAAAAACTGAATATCTCTTCATCTATATAGTATTTTTCATAAAGAATATATTCCAATACTTTTCCAACCGTATAATCTTCATTTTCTAGTGTTATATCATAACAATTTTCAATAGTTGTTTCGCTCATTGTTATTGGTACAATATCACTATCTATTCCATGTATCATATCGGTAAATTTATTACGCAATACAATGCAAGCTTTTTTTATAAGCGCTTTATTATCAAATTGACCTATTGTTTGTATTACAAAGTCAAAACTATTTTCTTCAAATTGACGTTGTGCATCTAATAAATAGAAATTTTTCTTTTCAAATTCAATCTCTTCTTTTGTTGCTTCTTCAGATACTAATCTCTCTCTCATTTTGTCCCATATATCATCTATTTTTTGTAAATTGGGCGTATTTGCATAAGCACACTTAGAAACGACACTGTACATGCCATTTACTTTTGCTGTACTGACAACAAACTGACATGTCAATGAAATATGCTCACCTGGTATAGAATCACTTATTTTTGGTCGCAAGCGAATAAAATCTATATATGACTGTGTTAAATTATTTTTTGGGAAAATTGTTCTCACTTCATCCTGACTCATATATTTTCCAGTTTGAATATGTTTTATTTTAAAATCTTCTGTAGTAACTATCATCATAGATTCTGTATCATTTTGAATATCTAATTCTAATATATATTCATTAGGAAAGGTTTCTATTTCTTTTTCGTTAGAAATGTATACAGGAATACTACTTAATCTTTGTTTCACTAATTCATTATGTAGTCTACATGTATTTATTTTTATCTTACATTTATCGTCTTTATAAATATCTGTTCCTAAAACAACACTTTTTATATCACTTAATATTGTTCGGCGTATGGCATTTGCTAAACTCACATTTATATTAGACAATGTAAAGTTAAGTATATCATTTTCTTCAGAAATATTTTTTAAAACTGGATTCATTTTCTAACTAATACTATTATATATAAAATAATATATTTATATCAATTTTATATTCTTGTAAAAATATTTATTTCACTACCAACAACAAAGCAATGAGAACGAAAAAAAGGATTAATGGAAACAAAACTAATAACCATGAAATAATAGGTGCTCCTGCACGACAAATCAAATTCAATATCCATGTCCAAAATATAACATAAACGAATTTCAAAATGAAAATTAAATATACACTAGACACATTACATGAATATTGTCCTAGACAATATAATTGATCATTACCATAATTTTGAAAGGCCATTATTACAATAGCCACTAAAGATATAACTAAATAAAGAAGTGCAGGAGGGCATATATTTTTCAAACCAGCAATTGCCATATTGTATATATTATATATAATATATATAATTTCTAAACAAAGGGAGTTTCTATTTTTGGTGGAAATTCTCCTGCATTTATTCTATTAGCTAAAACCATATTTGCAGAATAAGGTGTACCTGCAGTTGTATAAAATGTTGATACTATATTATTTCCACCTTTTTTAATTTTTTTCATTTTCATTTTTTTCATTTTCTTTGTTTTGTTTTTTTTCATTTGGAGTTTCTTTTTTTGTGATTTGTTTACTTTGCTTTTATGTTTTTTTTCACCACCGGTCATTTGTGGCAATAATCGTGTAGAAATTATTTTACTTGGATCACTTGGATCATCAACTACATTAAATAATGGATTTGTATATTTATTATTTGTATCAAAAAAAATACTACCACCTTTTTGGATATCTACTGTTGATGTTTGCTGACATCCGCAACCACCTGTTTTCAAATTTTTTCTTGGCATTATATATTTTACATATATTTTATTCAATATCAACATGTGTTAACATATGTCTTCTGCAACACATATTTAAAATTCGCAATTCATCTAATACTTCGCCTTCCGCTGTTTTTTCCATATTGTCTTTTGTTAAATAAACAACCCTATCTACTTTCAATCCATTTGCCAATTTTTTTTTGCGAACTTCAGCTAAATAATATCTATATTTATCTGCTAATATCATGCTGCATGTAAAACAACGAATGGGAATAATCATTTATATATAATATATGTATTATATGTAATCATTTTATATATTTTATTCAATTTTATAAAATACATGCGAATATTATGGATGTATTTATTTCTTAGCTGATGCAGGCATCTTTTCCATGCCTTCAAAACGAGCACCTAGACGCCAAACAAGTTTGTGGGTAAAATAGAAGATAACAGCAAAGACAATCGCATGAACAGCAGCAACTGTCCATTTACTTCCTTTAGGTGGAAGACGGAGAAGAATAGCAGGTGTTAAAAGAAAGAAAAGAACGGCAGCATAAAGAGAAACAATTAGACTCATTATATTATATAAAAATATATTTTTCCTAAATATATATTAAAAGACATAAATGAAAAATATTATTTTCATTTTTTTCGCAATAGGTGTCATTTTAATATCATTATATTTAGCAATGAATAATAATTCGTTCAAAAGCTTTAGTTCCACTTTTGAAGAGAACACCAATAATAAAATGAACGAAGGGTTTCAAATTGGTACAGCAGGAATAATATCTCTATGTGATAATAATTCAACCGATCAATATTGTTATGATATTACATACATAGATCCATCATCTTCAAACGAAATACATACAAAAGCAAAAATAGATCCAAATTATTATATAGATGCAAAAGGTATGTTGAATATGGTACCTTATGGATATATTCCGTCCTCCGACAAAAAATCATATATTCCTAAAAGTAAAAAAACAATATACGAAAAAAACGAAATAGATACAGAAAATCAAAAAATACAAGACAGTGTGAATAAAATTACAGATACCAACTACAACAAAAATTTATTTTCAAACAAAGCGAAACCAATAGATTTTTTGAACCAGCAAAAAATAAGTGCAACCGATGAGAACCAAACATCAAATAAAAGTTATAATTCGGACAATTTAAATATAACTTATCATGCTGAACCTACACTTAATACAGATGAAGGTGCAGCTGGTGTTGGTAAAATGTGGATTAAAGATAATTCAGGTAATTTGATCTCAGTACCTTATACAGATATTAGTAATACAACTCTTTATTATCAAACAGGATCATATCCATTCGGGCCATCTTCCTATGTTCCTAATTATGAAGAAAGTGTATTCTTAAGTAAATTAACAAATAAACCAACTGTTTCTCAAATATATGATTTTGCATCCCAAAAAAGTGGTTTTTGTGAAGGTACAAAATCATCCATGTTTCAACGAGAACAAAAATGCAATCAAACAGATGGAAATACTTGTGCATCTACAGATTGTTGTGTTTTTCTAGGTGGAGAGAAATGTGTTGCAGGTGATATATATGGACCATCCATAAAAGCGAATTATAGTGATTTCTTACTTGTAAACAGAGATTATTATTACTACAAAGGAAAATGTTATGGTAATTGTTGATAGATTTTTCATTTTTCATTTTCATTTTTATTATATAATAAAATAAACATCATATAGCAATAGGTTATCATTTTATAGTATTTTATAACCCATTGTTGTTTTCTTTTTAGTTTTTATTTGATTTGTTTTATGAAGATCATTATGACATTTTTCGCAAACGCTTGTTAGATTGGCTTTGTGATTTTTATGGAAAGAACCAATATATCCATTTTTATCAGCATCTTTTTGAGGAGATAAATGATGTGTTTCTTCTGCTATTTCATTTTTACATATTTCGCATATACCTCTTATTTTTTTACTATTATAAACTGTCTGTTTATGTTGAAGTTCTCCTTTTTTATCAGGAAAATATTTATTACGGAACGAATATGCCAATTCTAAAAATGTATCTTCCATATATAACGATTTGCATACTTCTAACCCATACATACTACTTCCTTGTCCATCTTTCAATACTCTATCATAAACAAGTATTTTATTACCATTATCATAATGAACACTCATATGTTTTACTCCCAATTTTGTTAACTTCTGTATTTCTTCATATTTTGTAATTTCATGGAAATGTGTTGCAAAAAGAAAAGTAGCACTTTTTTCATGAAGTTCTATTAATCCAGCTGAAAATAATGATAGAGCGCTTTCGATCTCTGTTCCTGAACATAATTCATCTCCTAAAACAAGACTATTTTGATTAGCCATTTTCAATATAATGCGCAGTTCTGACATTTCAACAGCAAATGTAGAAAGACCTTTAAATATATTATCATTACCGAGAATTCTTGAAAATATTGCAGTATAAGGTTTATATCGAAATGATGCACATGGTACATAAAGACCAGTTTGGGCCATAATAATAGATATACCTATAGCGCGTATAAAACTAGTTTTTCCTACTGCATTTGTACCATAAATAAGCATTCCATTATATTCATTCGGTGTTGATAATGATAAATCGTTTGTCACATAGATTTCATTTTGTTGAATATGTTCAATCAATACATGTCGCAATCCTTTTATATCAAAGAAAGATTGTTCTTGCGAGCAATCAATAACCGGTTTACAATAATTATATGTTTTTGCAATATATGTTTTACATTGTAAAAGATCTAACCGAATAATCCATTTTATAAGAACTTCTATTTTTTCATACCACAATTCTTCCAATGTTCTCAAAAAAACAGAAAAAGCCTTTGAAATTTCTTCCGATATTTGTTCTTTCAAATACAAAATCTTTTTTATTACATTAGATAATTGAGGGAATTCAATTTCTTCATTTGCACTAGATGCTTTTATAAACCGAATATCTTTTACAGGTATTTTGAAATCAGGTAAAAATTCAATTATTTCTTTTTGTTTGAGAACTTCTCTCAAAAGTTCTCCTCTTTTTTTTGTGATTTGTAATGTTGATCCAGATTTATCTGTCTGATGTATTTTTACATATTCAATTTCATCAGCTGGTGTTTGCATCATATTATTTAATACTTTGTGAACTGTTGAAAAAATATGTATATTTTGAGAATATTCATATGATTTTTTGTCCAGGTTCTCACAAATCCCTTTTTGAATTATATTTTGAGAGAAATTAGAAACTGTTTCTATTCCTTTACATTTATCAATCAACAAAACCGATTCTATATATTTTAATAATTCATTGGATATATTATCAATATATTCTGCATCTTTTGTTATTGAACTTATAACATTTTTTTGAGAACATAAATACATAGAAATTTCTAGGTTCTCAAAAAATGTTATATTCAATTGTTGAATATGTCGTATACTTTCATACAACAAAAATATAGAATTTGGATAAATTTTGTTAGCAACTATTTGTCTACATATTTTTTCCAAATCGCGGATTTTATGTAACTGTTTTCTTACATTTTGTAAAATCTCATCTGGTTCTCGTATAAATAATTCGGTAATGCGATATTCTTCTTCCAACCAATCTTTATCAAATGTTGGATTTGTAATCTGTGATTGAAATGCTCGACGACCCATTGGATTGCAACATTTATTTAAAAATGATAATACAGATGAGAACTTACCTGATTTTTTCCCGTCGATTGTATCATCATCAATAATATTTAATTGTTTCAATGTATGATTAGCAAGAACCATTCGTTTTCCTGAATTATTAAATATTGGTATTTTGATTTTTCGCACTAAATCCGGATTATGTTCTTGTAAAAAATTTAACAAAAAACAGAATGATTGTGTTGCCACCATATAGGTTTGAAATTCTTTGCATATTTGGTAAGATTCTTCACCAAAAAAGGTGGACAATATATGTGAAATATATTTTTGTTTTTGACAGTTCTCTACCATTTCATATTTTTTCATATTTTTTTCCGTTTCTAAAATAATTTTATGTATGGTATTGGTTCTCAATCCAGAATATTGAACAATCGTATTTGTTTCTTTTTCAGTGAGTGTTGAAATAACAATGGCTTCACTTGGTGAAATGATAGATACATATCTTTCTAATTCATCAAAAGTAGTAGGATTCATTACAAAGGATGTATCGTATTCAAAAATACATGATTCACCAGTAAAAATATGAGAACTTGAAATTCCACAAACTAATTGTACAGTATTAGTATTCAACATTTTATGTGTAGTTAACCATATACAAATTATATTATTAGATAATTGTTGAGAACTTTCAGTATCATACGAAATATATGTACCAGGAGAATAAACCCCATAAAAATCTCGAGTTATATTTTTTGGATTTGTCATATTTTGAACATATACGACTGCAGTAAAACCGTTATTTGTAGCTATTTTCAAATACTTATCAAGCGAATAATCTCGAAAACCTGCCATTACAATAGTACCTTCTGCAACATCAATTTCTTTTGCAGACATATTCAATTGAGCGATTTGTGTAAATTCATCTACGCGACTTTTTGATATATCACCTGATGTATCTTGAATACCATACATTTCAAAAAAGGCACCTACTTGATAAAACAAAATTGTTTTTTTGCCATATTTTTCTAAATAGTCGCTTGTTATTGTAAAATATTGATCATATATACTATCTTTTTTTGCAGAGCTTGTTTTTGGTGGCATGTCAATTTAATTCAATATAAATAAAATTATATTTTTATATTCATTTAGACGCAATATTGTATTTATGTTATATGTTCAATACCGATTTTTTATATTTAGGATACAAAAAGTATAAAGATGAAACATTAGAAGTCAAAAATAATTATTCATTATCGTTTGAAAACTTAAACGATGATGAATCAAATATACAGCAATATATAAATACAAAAACCGTAGAAAATAAAACAATAATTCCCAAAAATAATTTTTCTAAAAAAATGTGTAATTATCTTGTTTTGTCATCTATTATTTCAACACTTATTTTCTTAATTTTATTCATTTTTATTGAGTATCATTCAAAAAATTAAAAAGCAAATTATCAGGATTATGGTTTTGTATTTCACCACAAACAAGTGAAACGCTTTCATACATTTTACGCAAAACATCGTTCGGTGCATTTGTTCCTATTTTAATAAACCCTTTTTTTATTAAAAATTTTCGCACATCTTGTATAGGGGTTTGTCTCAAAAGTTGCGCATCAGTAGATATTCTATTGCGAATCGTTTTATTAGATACCAAAATACCGATTTGCGGTTTTATTTTTGATCTTCCTACATTATATGTTCTTTTAAAAATTTTTTTTCGTTTTAGATATTTAATCTTTTTTTGATTATTATCATCAAATATTTTATGTGTTGTTTTTTTGTATTTTTGTATTATTTCAGTAGGGTTACGATCTTGCATTTGCATATTTACCGGCGATTTTTCTAAAAATTGAAATGGTTCAGTATCATTTGTTTTTTCAAAAGTAGATATTTTATTTTGATTTTGATTTTGATTTTGATTTTGGATATTTGTTTTATATGTAGAATCCATATGAGGATAATGTCTATGTGTTTGGTTATACCAATTTCTATATGTAGGTAGAGTACCGTTCTTTAAACATCCAAATTTTGGGGACATAGGTAATTGAATTGCTGGTGTTTTTAATTCCATAGTTTCGGGTGTATTTATAGGAATTTTATTTATGACAGAAATATTTGGTTCATTTGTATATGATTGTGATAGATCTTCATGTGTATTTATATGAATAGTATTATTTGGTTGCAATAAAACAGAACTTATATTTTCATTTGGATATTTTTTGAATGTCATATTATGGTTTTTATTTTCATAATTTTTTTCATGATTTCTATTTTGTTCATTTTCATGTTTACTTACAATTGAGGAAAAAAAATCAAGAGATTCATTGAAATCTCTATTAAATTCGTTTACAGAATTTGTGGAAACAGATATGTTCTCTTTTTTTGGAGTAACTGATTTTTCAAATAAACGTTTGTATTCTTCTTGTTGTTTTTCTCTTATCATTTTCAAAACATTTTTTCTAAGTGTTTTATCCCTTTGTTTTTTCTCGGTTGATTTTATTTTTATTTTTGGTACTGGATCCTTTTTGCGAGATGTATTCTTTTCTGTAGTAACCTTGAATAAATCAGGATTTATTTGTATTGTTTTTCTCTCAGACATGTAGTTATTAGATGGCACGAAAAAAAAATAAATAAAAAAACGGTTATATATACATATTTTTCATAAAATTTGGTTTTGTCTCTTCTTTATTTTTCATAAATATGTCATACCTTTTTATCTAAATGATCTAATGATATTTTCTTACGAATATTCGGTAATTTTCCATATATTCTTTTCCCATGTGTAATTTTAGTATATGTGAAAAGAGCATCCATATCACGACCGTAATATTTGCACCATTCAATTCATTTATCAGTAACTGTTGCAATTGAATCTCTAGTGGGACGCTCTGCTTCGCTAGAGGCGTCCCATTATAAATCTTCACATGCATAAATGTGCAATGGTGTAATTATTTTTATTTTTTCTCAAAATAATATAGATGACTAAAGATAATACATAAGATTATTAAATTTATGCGGTTAAATATTACTTGAATAATGATAAAGGAGATGGGTATAATAAAACTTGTAAACTATTTTCATTGTAAGAAATCCACTTTACGAGATTGGATCAAAAGATATAATACTTCTAAAAATCTTACAAGAAGAAATCGAAAACCAATTTCTTATAAGATTACTAAACCACAAGTAAGAAAAACTGCGTTGGAATTATTGAAGAAAAACGAACAACTTACTATGAATGAATTAGCTTTTGATATCAAACAAAAATATCCTACTTTTGTTATTACACATCAACATAAAGGGCAGGTTATTAGAGATAATAACCAAACAAGAAAAAAAAAGAACAAGACGCGAGCATTTTCCAAAAGAAAGATGCAAGAAACCAATCGATAAACAATCAGAAATAAATTCTTTTTGCCAAAAAATAAAAACACGTAAAAATCCAATAAAGATGTATCTATATTTGGACGTTCAAAATGTGCAAATGTGTAAAATTGGAATGAACAAATTGGTTAGGTCCTATATTATGAAATGAAAATTAGCATTTATTTGATAAATCATTTTTATATATTCGCTTTCATCCTGTATTTTTTCATTTTTCTATATAATGTTTTATTTTTACACATTTGCACCTTTAAAATGCCGATTATATATGATTATTCTGCCTTTGGTAGAATAATCAAGATATAAAAGGTAATTTATCGGTTGCAAAGTAACAGTAACCAAAGCACTTATAAAGAATCTAAAAAATTGAAGCGAATATATATTTATTAAGACATTCATTATGTCTACAACTACATCTTTGAAAATGAAAGATCTAAACAAAACAATACATGATGTAACTGCCAATATATATGACGATTTGTATCAATATACTGATAAAACCAAAATTATGGATGCAGAACGAAACATTTTAGAACATTTGGGGAAATATGTAGAAGAACCATATGAAATCATTGAATCTTATTTTGAAGGTCAACATCTAGACAGATTAGTGAGACATCAAATAGAATCATATAATAATTTCATAAATTATCAAATACAAAAAACAATTGATATGTTTAATCCAGTTACGATTCATTCTGAGCATGATTATGTTCCTGAACATGATAAACATTTATTGGATGTTGTCGTCAAATTTGAAAATTTCAAATTGTATCCACCGCAAATTCATGAAAATAATGGTGCTACAAAAATGATGCTTCCTCAAGAAGCTCGTATACGAAATTTTACTTATGCATCTACAATGACAGTAGATTTATCTATTGAATATATTGTTAGAAACACTGAAAATATGGATACACCGAAAATCATTCGCAAATTTTTACCAAAAATCAATATTGGAAAAATGCCAATTATGGTAAAATCTTCCATTTGTATGTTATATCAAAATCGCCATATTCAGCCATTATATACAGGAGAATGCAATATGGATTGCGGCGGTTATTTTATAATAAAAGGATCTGAAAAAACAGTATTAGGTCAAGAAAGAGCAGCAGAAAATCGTATTTATTGTTTTGACGGAAAAAATACTACAAAATGGTCATGGTTTGCAGAGATCAAATCCGTTCCTGATTTCAAATGCATTTCACCAAAACAAATAGAAATGATGATTGCTTCAAAAAATAACGGTTTTGGAAACGGTTTATACATATCAATACCAAGAATAAAACAACCGATTGAATTATTTGTTCTATTTCGCGCACTAGGTGTTATATCTGACAAACACATTTGCGAATATATCTTGTTAGATATTGACAATTCATTCAATAAAGAATTATTAGAATCACTACATGCATCTATTATTGATGGTAACAAGTATATTACACAAGAAGATGCATTGAGACATATTACATCCATGGTTGCTTACATGCCAATCAATATGGATAAAGAAACAGGTGCAAAGAAAAAGAGGGATTTTGCACAAGAAGTACTAGATAATGATCTATTTCCTCATTGTACATCACTTTCACAAAAACTGTTTTTATTAGGATATATGGCAAAAAAACTATTACAAACATGTAAAGGTTGGCTTCCGCCAGATGATAGAGATTCATATATAAACAAACGAATAGAACTTACTGGAACATTACTGAATAATCTTTTTAGAAACTATTTCAACAAACTAGTAAAAGAAATGCAAAAACAAGTGATTAGAGAAATCAATATTGGTTCATGGCGATCGACAGAAGATTTTGAAAATATCATCAATATGACAAACATATATAAAATAATGAAATCAACCACGATTGAAAACGGAATTAACCGTGCTTTAGCAACAGGCGATTTTAGTATTAAACAGTCAAACAGCAGCAAGGTAGGAGTTGCACAAGTACTGAATCGTCTTACTTATGTTGCAAGCTTGAGTCATTTGCGGCGTATAAACACACCATTAGAAAAAAGCGGTGAATTAATTGCACCAAGAAAGTTACATAATACAACATGGGGGTTTTTGTGTTTGACAGGAGATACGAAAATACTAATGGCAGATGGAGTTACTAAAAAACAAATAAAAGATATGGCAGATGGTGATGAAGTCATTACAGTTCATCCCGAAACACTCATCGATGAACCATCAACAATTCATTCCTTCTTCAGTAAAATGCCAGACAGACTTTTTGAATTAACTACAATGAATGGGAAAAAAATACGAGCTACTGGAAATCATCCATTTCTTGTAAATCGCAATGAGACAAATACATGGGTAAATGTAGACGAATTACAAAAAAATGACAAAATGGTTGTTCGTAATGAAAATAGACAATATACCATAGATATATTGTTATCTATTTGCGAAATAGAACCTGAATTAGTATATGATTTTACAACTAGAAGTGATAATCATTCATTTGTTGCAGGTTCGTTTGTTACGCATAACTGTCCAGCAGAAACTCCAGAAGGTCAGTCCATTGGAGTTGTGAAAAACATAAGTTATTTGGCACATATTACCATACCTACTAATAGTACTGCATTGCGTGAATATGTAAAACCGCTTATTATTCCAATAGAAGATATTGCGTCATCTAGTGATTTATATGGAAAAGTAAAAGTATTTGTCAATGGATCATGGATTGGTATTTGTGAAAAACCAATGGAATTATATGCAGATATGAAAGATAAAAAATACAAGGGAATCATAAACATTTATACTTCCATTGTATTCGATTATAAAATGTGCGAAATTCGTATTTGCAATGATGGTGGTAGATTAAGTAGACCTGTTTTAAAAGTGCGTAACAATAAAGCAATGATTACAAAAGAGGTTATTCAAAAATTATCTGCAAAAGAAATAAGTTGGAATGATTTGTTGACATCATGCAAATTAGATGAATCGGTTATTGAATATATTGATCCAGAAGAACAAAATTATGCAATGATTGCCATGAAATCAAAAGAAAATTATTTATTAAAAGATCAAAATGGTCAATATAATTATACCCATTGTGAAATCCATCCATCTACAATATTTGGTATTTTAGCCTCATGTATTCCATTTCCTGAACATAATCAAGCTCCAAGAAATACATACCAAACTGCAATGGCAAAACAAGCTATGGGAGTATATGCTACAAATTATGATCATCGTATGGATAAAACATCCTATGTTCTAAATTATCCGACTAGACCGCTTGTAGAAACAAGAGTAATGAATTTCTTGCACTTGAATAATATACCATCTGGCTGTCAAATCCATGTTGCGATTATGACACATACTGGATACAATCAAGAAGATAGTGTTTTAATAAACAAAGGGTCTATTGACAGAGGATTATTTTTGGCAACGATTTATCATACGGAAAAAGACGAGGACAAAAATATTATTCGTGACGAAATTATAAGATGTAAACCTGATAAAAATAAAACAAAAGGAATAAAGTTTGGTAATTATGAAAAACTAAATGATAAAGGATTCATACAAGAAAATAATTTGGTAGAGAACCGTGATGTCATTATCGCCAAGATTATCCCTATCAAAGAAAATCGTAATGATCCAACAAAGACAATCAAATATGAAGACCAAAGCAAAACCTTCCGTACAACCGAAGAAACATATATTGATAAGAATTATACAGGAAGAAACGGTGATGGATATAATTTTGCAAAAGTGCGTGTGCGTACACTAAGAAAACCGGTAATGGGGGATAAAGTAAGTTCGAGACATGGACAAAAAGGTACAGTTGGTAATATTATACCTGAAATGGATATGCCATTTACTCGCGAAGGATTGCGACCAGATATTATTATTAATCCACATGCAATACCATCTAGAATGACGATTGCACAGTTGAAAGAAACACTACTTGGGAAAGTGTTATTGCAATTAGGTATGTTTGGTGATGGAACTAGTTTTGGAAACCTAGATGTGAAAACAATTGCGGAAGAATTACAGCGAGTTGGTTATGAAAGTTATGGTAACGAAATCATGTATAATGGATTAACTGGTGAACAATTAGAAACTAGTATATTTATAGGTCCAGTATTCTATCAAAGATTAAAACACATGGTGAATGATAAGCAACATAGTCGGTCTATTGGACCCATGGTGAATTTGACAAGACAACCTGCTGAAGGAAGAAGTAGAGATGGTGGGTTTAGAATTGGTGAAATGGAAAGAGATGTAATGATTGCACATGGAGCATCACGATTTTGCAGAGAAAGATTATATGATTCATCAGACAAATATAAAGTATATGTTTGCAAAAAATGCGGTTTAACTGCATCATATAATGACGGCAATACTAGCAAAATGTATACGCATGCAGATTTCTCCATACATTTATGTAAAACATGTGGAAATAAAACCGATTTTGCAAAGGTGGAAATACCATATGCATATAAGTTATTATCTCAAGAATTACAGTCAATAAATGTTGTTCCTAGAATTATTACAGAATAAATATTTTACACCTTGGCATCTTTACATGTTTACATCATTGGAAATTTAACATTTTACTTGAACAATAACATCATACTATCTAAAGGATACTGATTTATATGTTATTTATTTGTTAGGGAACTTATAGTAAGAACCACACCTAAATATTTTGTATTGGTTTATCAGGAGAAGGTGTAGATTCTTCTTTATCTACCGTCTTTGTTATTTTCATACAGTTCCCTTTTTTTTTGCAATCTATTTCATATTTCATATTGTTCATATAAAAATATGCATTCATCAAAACATATGCAACAAAATAAAAAAAAAAAAAATAGAACAATACTGAAAAAAATGTTATTTTTTTAGGGAATAAATCATATAAATTTTGTGGAATATTTTGTAAAAAAGTAGGTGTAGGACGCAAAAAACTTTGCATAATTTTCAAATAAGTAGTTGATTTTGCTAAAAAATCCATTATATATCTTTCGTATAAAAGATATATGTATTTTTATACTAAATTCTATATAATTGTATAAATGGAGAATAATATACCAAGTAATTATGAAATTAATGATATTCGCGAATCACCTGATTTTAAAGGGGAATCCTTTTCAGGATATAAAAAAACAGAAGTGCGAAACCAATTGTTGCAAAATATGATAAAAGGTAAAATAGAACCAGCATGTTATTGGTCTGCTGAATTAATATGCGCAGGTCATTTTATGGAATTATGGGAGACAATTATTCATTATACTGGAAAACATATACATCTAGGAAATCCTAAAATCGTACCCTATTTAGAAATGCGATTTCAAGTTTTTAGAAATATTATTAGAAGTGGTCGACATCATACAGAACTACAATTGCGCAATAATCAAACGATACGCAATTTATTTGCAGAAATAATAGCAATACTTACTTATTCGAATCGTAAACATAGTTTTGAATCTATTAAAATAAATCGTGTAGAAGAATTCGATATGACACAAATGACGGAAAGATTAAAAGCGCCCTCCATGAAATATGCAGAAAGTATATTCAAAAAAGACGATCCTAAAGAATTGTATATTGCTATTAATGAATTTTCCTATAATATTTCGGAAGAAAGAAGAAATATGTTAACTGCATGTTATTGGATTGAATGGGTCATTGAGTTTGATCTTATATGCAGAAAAAGAAAAGAAAGTTGTTTTTGTGAGAGAAGAAATATTAATGTTGAAAATAAGTATCAAAAAGATATTATATGGTTGATATGGGATGCACTTATGAAATATGCGAATGAATCCGGGCGCCCATTTATTACAAAATTAATGACATCCATTATGAATATTTTTTGCATAAAATATACAACTGGTTCATGCAAAAAGAGAAGATATTTGTTTTATTTTGCTGTTGCTTTATTAACGGAACCGATTCAAACAAATATTGAATTAATTACAAAAAAAGAACTAATACAAAATGTTACTGAAAAAATAAACGAAATCTATAAGCAAATAAAGAAAAATGAGAAAAGTCCAGGTACTGATTATTTGTTTAACAATTTAGATAAACAAGCCAGTTATGAAAAATCTATTAGAAAACTTGAAATGATGGAAAGTTTAGACTTTGTACCAAGAAATGAAAATAATATATGAATAATATATAAGATTTATATGCCAAAAAATCCAGAAGTAATAGGTGAAGGTTCATATGGTTGTGTTATCAAACCGAGTCTTCCATGTAGTAATAAAAAAATTTCATATAAAAATAAATTATCAAAAGTAATGATTTCAAAAAATGCCATTAAAGAATTGAAAGAATATATTATAATATCTTCTGTGGATAAAAAAAAAGATTTTTATTTAGGTGTTCCGCTACATTGCAAACTAAAAAAAACAAAAAAAGTAATAAAAGTATTGAAGAAATGTAAACATTTGAATGCAAAATACCGAAAAAGAGGGAAAACGGAAAAAAAACTGGATCTATTAGTCATGAATGATGGCGGTGAAAATATGAAAAATGTCTCTAAAATGATGGAACAATTGTTTCCTACTGAAGAAAATAAAAAAAGGGTTATGAAAATATGGGTTGAAATGTATAGACTGTTTAGAGGTATTCAAGTTTTTCAAAAGCATCATATTTTGCATCATGATATCAAACCGCAAAATATAGTATATGATAGTGAGAAAAACCGAGCAAATTTTATTGATTTTGGTCATATGCGGAACATTGAAATGGAAAAGAAGAAAACACGCAATTCCGATAATTGGGAATATGAATCGCCTTTTTGGAATTATCCTCTTGAAGTCCAATTTTTAAATAAATATCAGTTCCAGATGTTTGCTCATAAAAAAAAAGAGGAAAGAAAAAAATATTTCAAATTATTAGAAGATGATTTGAAAAACAATCGCGATACTGATTTTGTCATTGCCTTTATGACTTTTTTTGAAAATATTTCGCACAATAAGTCTAGTACCGAAAAAAAACAGTTATACAATAAATATTTGCATGCGTTTTATGAATTAATAATGGAGCAAATAATTATTGATGATTATGACGCATTTTTGAATAAATCCATGCAAACAATTGATGTATATGGATTAGGAATGACATTACTGTATTTATTATCTCGTTCGTCACATTTTTTCACCGATTCTGTTACCAAGAAATTGGAATCTTGTTTCTTTTATATGACGACCCCCAATTTAAAAGAGCGTTTTACCATTGATGTTGCCATGCGCGAATTTGAAATTATAATGATGGAAGCAGATATTCATCTTTGAACTATAAATGATACTGTATGTATAATATACAGTATCATATGATGACGGTTTATGTATTCACAGAAAATATCTAAAAACTAGAGCCGAAAGACCCACCCAATACGCTATTGGCAGCCATTGGTCCCATGAATGATCCCATATCAGGAGATGCCATTCCAGAACCGCGTATCATTGTATCATATGTTCCTTGGGATGGTTTTGTTGATGCAATGGGTGCTGGTGGAAATGTTCCTGTTTGTATAGCAGGATTATCTAAAAAATCGGCTTGACTTGGACTATGCATTTGTTGTTGCATAGGTGCAGATACTCGTACAGTATTTTTAACAGAATTCTTATCTGCAGATTTTACAGTAGATCCATTCCATAATTGATTTATGCGATCAACTATAATATTTACTTTAATACCGAGTTTTGTTTGAATACTTAATACAAGTACTAAAAATGCTAAAATAACATTTGTCAATGTCAAATGTTCATATTTAAATCCACTATATGTAGGAAAATAGGTGATAACACGATGGATAATGATAATTCCGCAGAACATGACAATTAATTGAATAAATATTTCTGCTAAAACTTCTAAAGTTGATTTTTCAGTGTCTGCCTCCGGAATGAATCTCTGTATTGATTTATTCAATAATACTATAGGAATAACTGCCATGATGGCATATTGTATAACATTCAAAAACTCTGCTTTCCCTTCTTGTGTAGAAGAAAATACATGATTTAAAAATGTTTTTTTTGATGGTTCGGTTGTTTCTTGCAATATATCCATTATACAGATTCATTAGAAATTATAATCATAAAAATGGTTACAATGGTTACAATAGATCAATCACCATGGGGAAAATCTTGGCGATTTCTTGTGCGCATGCTAAAGCAATATCTATGTGTTCTTTTTGCGTACCATTTCCTGTTCTCAATTGCAAATAATGAACCCACGATCGCAAAGTGCCATTCATATACATTCTTGACAAGGTCATTCCTTCTGGTAAAACAGCGCGCGCTTGTTCTTTCGCAATTCCATTTGTTAATGCCCATTGATACGTTTCATTAGACATATTTGCAATATCTTCTTGTTTCTTTTTCCAAACTGTTTTCAGTTCATTTTCATCATGGTTATCTGGTATTTCAATACTATTTTGTCGGTTTTTCTTGTCTTGTAGTCTCGCCTCTTTTACTTGAAATCCCAAATTTGCCTCTGCATATCTCTGCGAAAATTCTTGAAAAGAAAAAGAACGGTGGCGTAAAATTTGTCTACAAATATCACGTGTTGTTTCTATTTCTAAACATACACTTACCATTTCCAAAGGCGACCAATGCTGATTATTAATAAGATATTTTATTAATTTTTCATTTGTTTCTTTATTGTTTTGATTGGATGGATTTGATACACGAGCACAATAAGCGACTAGATCCTGAAGTGTTTGTTCTGTCTCTTCTGTACCTTTTGAATAACTTATTAATTTTGCACTCATTTTGTATTATAACATACTATTAATAATGTATTTATGTATTTTTGTATTTTGTATTTATACATATATTATTATAAAATGAATCAATTTAGAGAATATATTTTATTCTTTGTCATATGAGTCGTGCAATTGCATCCGCAAGACAAAGAAGAGCAGGTATTGAACCAGCAACCACATCATCTCCCAAACCTGTCCAGCAAACACCGGCTGCAAACGGGTTAACATTACCGCAAGTTATTTCACTTGTTGATACAAGACTTATAAAATTAGAACAATTCATGAAAGATTCGTTAGAAAACGGTCGTTTTGTTAAATCTGTAAATGAAATAGAAGTGAAAGATATGGATGGTAATACAGTGGCTCTTGAATCTGATCCTGCACAATTAACTGATTTAAACCAGATTTTGGACGAATTCAACAACCGTTTTGTCATGTTAGCAGAAGAAATTGGACAATTAAAAGATACTCTTATGAAACTACAAACATATACAATGGATGTAAACAAAATGTTACTCGAAGAGAGAGTGAATGTATTATCTGATTTGGGCAACGATAATTCAATGTTTGTAATGAATAGTACTGTTTTACCAACCGACGAACTTGAGACAATACCTGAAGAGACTGCATAAAAAAATATATATTTATTATTATCTAATTATATATTGCGATCTAACTACCTAACTACCTAACTACCTTACAGCATCTTGTTATTTACTGTCATTTTCGCTAGTTGCAACTTCATTTCTTCCAGCTCTTTGCGGAGACGATCTACCATATCTGTAAGTTGCGCATTATTATATTCAACCCGTGAAATAGGTGATAGATTGATACGAAATCTTAGGTTGTATGTCTTATATGAATAATCATTACCATTTATATCATATAACTGTATTTGTCTTTCAAATGGTTGAGGATAATTATTTGCAATACAATGTGTCATATACTTTGTATAGGATTCATTATTAAATTCATAATAATGAATAAACAACATCCTAGCATTACCTTGTTTTTTGTTCACAAAATCAACATCTTGTATTTTACCATAAATTCCAAAAAATGACATGGCATTTTCCCTTGTTAACTCATTGGGAACCCATTCAATATACAAGCTCTTAGGTCCATTGCTCTTAACAAAATTTTGTAATTGTGATATATCACCGTTTGTAAGAGCCTGAACATTGAAGTCGTATGTATTGGTTATGTTTTGCATTTGTTATTACTATTGTTATTGTTTTAAGTTTATTCTTCATTTTTTTATAAAAAAGTGAATCAATTTTATGTTTGGAGAACAAAAAATAAAACAATATAAATAAAAAGAAATAAAAATATATAAATATATATTTATTATAATTCAAAACCCATGATTTCAAATTCAGATGAACTATTTACACAAATGGAAAAATTTAAAAATGATTATCTTATAAATCAAGGAAAAAACAATTTTTTCAAAAAAACTCAAAAAAATGCATGCGCAAAGGAATTATGCAATTCATTCAATTTACAAGAGATGATGGGAAAAACAATATATATTATACCCAATACAAATAAAATATTATTTGATTATACTGTTTTCAAATTGTATGCTCATGAAGATAATTATGAAACATTTGTCAACTATGTTATTGAATTGTATGATAATCTATTGAAAATCTATGCTAATTTTGAAACACATATTATTTTGCATACATTTACAGTTTCTGCTGCTGAAAGATACAAAACGATTATTCAATTATTTTGTAAAAGATGTATGAATTCCACAACGAAATACTCCAAATTAATAACAAAGAATCATATCTATTATACACCAAGTATGATGGAATCTATTGCAACTTTATTGAAACCATTCATTGATAAAGATATTATAAACAATATTTTATTGATTTCTAAGGCGGATAGTCCTACAATATTGAATGAGTTATTTCTTCAAGCAAATGGTTAATGCCTCCCCAAAACAAATAATTCCGGTATTTGTATCCACCAAAGACGTTCGAAATGTAAAAAGGTATAAATCTTCACTAGTATAAATCTGTAAAAATAATATAGAAATTACTATATCATTTTCTATTATGGATATTAAAATTTTCAATATAGTAAAAGCAGAACTTTTTGCGAATATTTTTCAAAATATAAAACTATTTACCGACCATATTTCTATTGTATGTAGACCTACAGGAGTATATTTGCAAACCATGGATACATCAAGAGTATCTATTATTGAATTGTCTCTTCCAGCATCATGGTTTGACGCATATATTCATACACATAATACAGACATTGTAATTGGTATTAGTTCTTCTATACTCTACAAAATTTTGAATGCTAGAGAAAAAATGCAGCATATCCAAATTGTATATTCAAATGACTCCAATGATATGCTAGAAATTCATTTTTCATCCGATGAAAAAAACAGTTTTGATAAACATTTTGAAATCCCACTCATTGATATAGAAATGGATTATATGGAAATCCCACACATTGAATATGTTGCTGAATTTATAGTACCTTCTATTATTTTTTCATCTCTTGTACAACAACTCAAAATGTTTGGTGATTCTATGGATATAAACTGCAGCGAAGATAAAATCATGCTCTTTTCAAATAGTCCTGATTCGGGAAAAATGTCTGTGGAAATCAAGATTGACGATCTAACATCTTTTGCAATCAATGAAGGTGAACAACTCAATATGTCTTTTAGTATAAACTATTTGCACAATATTTGCAGTTTCAATAAATTGTCCAAAGAAATAGAAATAAAATTATGCAATCAGTATCCACTATCTATCATTTATGATTTGGGAAATGAAGGATTTATGAAATTCTTCCTAGCACCTAAAATTGAAGATTCATAACTTTGGTATATTTTCATCTTCATTACGCTGATTAAAATATGCATTTATTTCATTTATTATATTTTTAGGACATATCGCAGTTGGTATTAAAATACCACATTCATCATGTGTTAAATGTGCAGTTGGATTGAAATGATTATTTTGTAATATTTTCCATCGTTCATCATATTTTCTATTTTTTTTTGAACCGTGAAAAAAGTGTCTTATAACACCTGGTACATATCCTAAACGCAAAGTTCTCATATTTCTCTCAAAAACATCAATACTTTTTTTGTATTCTTCTGTAGAATGTTCATTTATCGCTTTTTGTCCATTATTTATCAATGATAATGCCATAATATTGTCTCCTGATCCTAAAATTGCATATTCATATAATCCGCCTATTCGTTCATATGCCTTTCTTGTCATTGCCCAAGCATATCCCGGATGCCAGAAATTTATTGAATTTTTGTTGTATTTCTGTTTTTTCTCATATTGGTATCCAAAACTACTAAATATTCGCATGGCAGATTCATCTATATCCATGTCTACTGCATGACTAAATAACTGAACAATATCTTTATATCCATTCAATATTTTTAGCGTATCGGTTGCCCATGTCAAGTTCTCAAATTCAATATCTGCATCAATCCATGCAATCGCTTTCCATGTTTTCGGTAATAGTTTTTTTACACCTAAATTTATCATGTTTTCTTTATGCCATAAAGGAATATTTGTTCTTATTTGTAAATGTTTTGGATTATTTGGTTCTGTTATATAATACTTTTGATCTTTATATACCAACTCAACTATGTATACAATAATATTTTTGGTTTGTTCCAATCTATATAGAAATTGTTTTGCTAAAATATATCGTCTAGCAAATAATGCTGGGTTTGATACAACAACAATTACATGCATATTATCTTCTATTGTGTCATTATTCGCAATCGCTTCTTTTGTATAATTTGTATCATAATTTATATCATCAATCTCTATTCCATTTATAACCGTCATATACAATATGCGGTTTTTTTATAATAAATAAATAATATTATTTATTATAATGAATTTTTTGGTAACCTTTTTGATTTTCATAATCATATTATTCTTATATATACATATTCATGACCAATATAAAAAAAGCGAAGATTTAGAAATATATGAAATGGATTATATTTCCAATGCAGAATTACAAAAAATATGCAATGTCAAACAACCAACTATTTTTGAGTTCAAAAAAATAGTTCCAGAATTCTTTTACAATTTTGAAAATAGAGAACATAGTACATCCTTTGTAAAAAAATGCGAGAACATAGATATAAAAATGAAGGATGTTCTTGATTATTGGAACCCAGAATTGAAAAGTATTGATCCCGCCATATTACCATTTCGCAGTTTTCAAACATTAATAAAGAGTGATCCTAAGTCCCATTTTTTTATGGAAGACAATCCGGATTTTTTAGAAGAAACTGAATTATTGGATGAAATTCGAGAACTGGATTCTTTTTACAAACCTACATTCAATTGTCATTCTAAATATGATATATTAATGGGTTCACCAAATTGTGTAACGCCTATACGGTATCATACAGATTATCGCAAGTTTTTTACAGTTGTTTCTGGTAAAATAACTATCAAAATGACACCATGGAAAAGTAGTAAATATTTGCATCCTATACTTGATTATGATAACTATGAATTCTTTTCTAAAATAAATGTTTGGTCACCACCAAAGGAATATTTAAATGAAACGGACAAGATAAAATTCCTAGAATTTGAAATTGTTTCTGGATATGTTCTCTATATTCCTCCATATTGGTGGTATTCTATAAAATTCTATTCTGAAACACAAATTGTGTCTACCAGTTATCAAACCATCATGAATATATGTTCTAATATTCCAGATATTTTTCGATATTGTATGCAATTTCACAATACAAAACGCAAAATTGCGAGAACCTTGGATATACCCAATGAAATACATATTAGTAATGATACGACCAATAGTAATAATGATAGTACTAATGATAGTAATAATATTATATAATTTTTACCGAAACTCATCAAACATTTTCGTTAAGCTGTCATCTCCCATATAATTTATCATTGATTTCAAAAAATCCAAACAATGATGTATATGATTTCTAACATCTTCTCTCTGTTTTGCGATTTCGTAATATTCATTCAATAAAGTATAACAAATATCTCGTTTTTGCAGCCAAAAACAAGCTACATAATTGTAATACCATGTTTTATGAAGATCTTCTGCTGACAAGTCTATTTCGTTTGTCTTGTATGCAGCCCGAATACTATCACATAATGCATTTGTATACATATGGTTTCCTTTATCAAACGATTTTTGTAAAAATGGAAATACTAAATGATGACTTCCCCTTGTTCTCAATAAATTTTTAAGACAATATCCATATTCGCCAATATAAGGGTCAAATAGATTATGATGATATGCAATGACATACGAGTAGATCATTTCATCAGTTGGCGCCATTTCTTCTTTTATTGCTTGTAAAAATTCGGTTTGACATAATTCTATAAATTCTAAGAGTGGTTCCCGAGAACCACCAAAAAAACCTGCAGCGACTTTTCCTCTTGTCCATGAATAAAAATCGTGCCTACAGTATATATCTTCAGGTGAAGTATATGACATTTGCATTAATTTAACCTTATTGGATGGTATATTTTTCATGACTTCATTTGTTTCTTCTAATGACATGTCATAAACGCAATGTAAACGCATATCCATCCATGCGAATTTTTCTGTTTGAAATGGATTCATAAATATAGTTTCTTTCATAAAGTTCACTTTTTGATTCACAATAAACTTATAAAGTGCGGTAAATTTTTCCTGAGTTACATTCTGTATTTTATTTTTGTCATGGTTCTCTTGATATTTATTAAAATAGCTATAAAATGGAAGCTCTTCATAATTTTTATATATAAATCTTGTCATATGATGCAGTTCTGCCGGTCTCGCTGATAATATTTGCTCTTTACATTTCGGTTCTGTGAATATAACCATGGGGAAAGGTTTTTCAAAAAGTTGTTTAGCTGAATCAAAATACCATTGTGGAGAACAAAAAAATTTATTTGTAGTATCATCTTTTTCTGGATGATTTTCTTTTTCTCTTACATCATACCATGCTGTAACAATTGTATAATCCATTATAATAAATAATATAATGGATTATTTATATATTTTTCGTTAAAAACTTTATATTATTTGTTTTGATTTATTGGATTTTATTGGAATTATTCTTTGCTTTTTTCAATTTTTATATATTTATCTTGTTTAATTTGTCTTAATTTACTTCCAAAATACAAAAAAACATTCATAATTGTAAACATTACATATTGTAAACCATTTGTTTGTTCAGCTGTTTTATTTAATATTACATTCCATTTTTCATTCAATATATGAAGTTCATCAACAGATTGATCTATTAATTTTGCAAATCTTATGCTTTTTTCTTGTATAATAAAATGATAATTTTTCAATTCTTTTTTAATTTTAAATATCAAATCACTTATTGGTGTCATAGAATCTCGCGGGAAAAACGATTGAACAAATGTTTCGACTAAAGCAGCACCAAATAAATACATACTACTCTCCTGTTTTGTCATTTGAACGGTTGATCCTGTTTTTGCTGCTATATCTTGATGTTTTTCTTTTACCATTTCTTTTTTTTCTTTCAAATAGATTTGATAATCTTCATCGTCTAATATTTTTTCTGCAATCATATCTTCTTCATTCAATGTTTTCAATAATTGATCGGCTTCATATAAAGTCATTGATAATAATTGTTTGTTCAATTCGTTCGTCTTTTTGATTGTATTATCATTTACTATTTGTCTTCCAATAATGTTTACATTATTATCGTTGTTATCAATAAAAATATTATTTATATGAATAGGGACAAATTTATTTGGTTCATTTTTTATAACGATACTTGTTCCTCCCAAAGGATTTATTTGCATATCCAAAGGCTGATTTCGTTTATTAGCAGGTACTAACTCTGTATTTATTGCATCTATTTCTATTGTAATTGTAACATTATCAAGAGGTACATACATGTCATAAATCGATTCTGGATTTTTATTGAGTTCATTTACAAAATCAGAATCTGTCAAACAATTAAATGCATGAGTAAGTGTTTCAAATGAGATTCTATCTACTTCAGCTAAATTTGATAGTGCAAATTTAGCAAGAGCCGATTTTTTTTTTGAATCAGGATTATACTGTTTTGTCATACATTTTCCAGAAGTAGTTGCAAAATTCAATATTGTCATTGCTTCGTTTGATAGAGAACTGATGCTTTCTGTTAATTCGCCACTAATAAATTTTTTGAAATCAGACTGATAAGATGCATTAAAACTATAAATATTCATTGCATAATATAAAGTTAATACTATTTGAAAAAGGGTAAATACAAATTTTTTTATATTATTACCACCAGTTAATAATTTAGATTTTTGCGATTCTAGAATATAGCCATCTAATACTTCTTGTATATAACTCTCTATTACTTGTTTTTCTTCGTTCATTAGTATCTGGATTAATTCTATAAACTTATCATTTTTGTATGCAGTTGCAGACATTACAAGAACTATTATTTTTTCAATATCATTAATATCCATATTCAACTTGCTTATATCTTTTCTTGTATTTATTTTTTTCAATAGATCAATATTGATTTTACCGAAATTAAAAAATACATATGTTTTTATAACTGGTAATAATGTGATTAAATTATTCTTATTTTTTATTGTTCCTATTTTTCTTGATTTTCTTGTTTTTAGTGGCGCTGAATGTATATTTCTTTTGGTCATTTTATTTGTATTGAAATGTAACGGTAAATATCTATCTTGTAGTGATAGTTTCTGTTTATTTTTTTTATATGATTCTCTTGTAGTTCTACTTGATTTACCAGTTTTAATATTAAACATATATAACACTTATATAATACCCATACATTTTTTTTGTAATACAAATGACTGTTCATCTGGTTCATAATTGTATTTATCATAGAACTCTTCCATATTCTCTTCTTTCATAAAAATCACTTTTTTGGAACGATTGTCTATTTTTCCACCATGTCCAATAATTCGGTCTCGCCATATTGGTGAAAAGGAAGCATGATACAACCATTTCTCCCTAAATATTGTGAATAATGTTTCTATAATTTGTTTTGTTTTCTTTTTTGTTTTTATTTTTTCGTCAGTTGTATTAAACAAATTTTTATTAAATATATCTCCTTCAGGGATAGAATTGAATGGAATAGAACTGTTACTTTGCGCATATTCTATACAAAATTGTTCAAATTTTACAAGATACAAATCCTTTTCACAAACACTCTGTAAATATTTCCATAATTGGGTTTCATTTGGCTCTTTTGTCTTATAGTTTACTATTTGTTCTTCATTTACAATAACAAATCTTGGTTTTTTACTTTCTTCCATTTGTGGATTTTTCAAAACTATATTTTTTATAATTGTTGCAATTAATGTGTCATCATACTTTAATTGAAGTTTCTTTTTGATAAAATTACATAATTTGGGATGTTTTGTGTATTTTTTTTCTACTATTTCAATAAGAAGTTCTATTATTTCTTCTTTAAATCCAGAGTAATATATTTCATATGCCCAAAAAAGTGCATCTTCATACTTCATCATTTGTATTGCATATTGAAGAGAATGAATGACCATTGATTTGTTATATAGATATCGTGTTAATACAATTACCTCTTTCATTTGCATTTACTTATTATTTTGCATTAGTATATTGGTTTTAAAATAAAATAAAAATACATCAATTTTTTACACAATTTTGCATCCAAGATGCGCAATCAGCGACGATTTTTTCACTCAAAACTACCTGCAACGCGGGCGTTTTTACACCTTTTCAATCGCCGATTTATCGGTTATAAACCTAATTACATTCAAAGGTGCCGACCATCTGGGTCGGCATTTGAAATGTAAAAAGGTGTAATGCAAAAAGGTGTAAATGTGCAATGGTGTAACTTTTCCAAAACAAATAATTCATATATTTGTGTGCGCTTTTGGAAAACACTATACATAGTGTTATTTTTTAGGTATGTATACTCTTTATTATAAACCGCAATAAAGGTGTAAAACAATGTAAAAAAAAAATAAATAATATATATAAATATGGACGATTCTTTGGTAAAATCAAATGAATTTTTTGTATATTTATTAGAATGTACCGATAAATCTACATATGTAGGTGCAACTGTAGACTTAAATCATAGACTTCGTCAACATAACAAAGAAATAAAAGGAGGTGCAGTAGCCACTTCTAAAAAAGTTGTACAAGGACACACTTGGAATCGTATTTGTTATATTCGAGGTTTTCCTGATTGGCAATGTGCTCTTCAATTTGAATGGGCATTCAAGTACTATAGTAGAAAATTCGCAAAAAAAATGTATCCACTTGAACGCCGTATGCGAGGATTATATATAATTATGAATATGGAAAAACCAACATCAAAGGCTATGCCATATTATCAATATAACAATGGATTTGACGAAGAAAATGGCATACCTGGGCCAAAAATTGTTTGGGAATCCGATGAAGCAAAAAATATATACAATGCATTATAGAGATTTACACCTTTTTACATTTCAAATGCTTAACCCGTTTTGTTGGTTCAAAATAAATAGTTATATATATTTTGAATGTAATTAGGTGTAAAAAATATGTACAATATTTTACATACTATATAGTTCCTTTTATTTTCTTTTTTTCTTGAACTATTTTACACCATTTCGCATTGAAAATGCGCAATCAGCGACGCCTTCCTCACTCATAACTGCCCGCAAAGCGGGCATTTTGAATGAGAAAAGGTGTACAACCTTTTTTTCTAGACCTTTTTTTCAGGAGTAGTTGGTGCTGAATAATATTGTGAAAGCATCGATTCACATAGTGGTTCGAATTCGTTTACATTAGAACGCCAATCACAATCATCATAATAAGTTCTATTTGTTTGTCGAACTGGTCTTCCTGGCGGAGTACCCCACCACAAGTTATAATCATGTCTATCAGGTTTGATTGGTGTATCAAATGTATCAAAATTAAACTGATCATAGTATTCTTCAAATTCATTATTATACAATGATATTAATGGTTCATCTGGACAAGCTTCATTATTTGGTACTGTAAATAATTCCTGTTTTACATCTTTCAATGTATTTTCTCTTGATTTTTTACAGGTATCTTCTGTTTTACCAAACAATGTATCGTGTTTTACAGGAGGTGTTTGATAATCTAGCGTGATTTCATTCACTATCTCCGCTATTTTCTGCATTTTATCATATATATTCTGCTTATTTTGTAAACTATGTGACAATACCGTAACCAACATCTTTATATCCTTGTTTTTTTCCTCATATTTTTTACGCAAATAATATAATTCTTTTTTTGTTTTTTCAAGTTCTGTTCTCAAATTATTTGTTTCATCATTGGATTCATAACTATTTTCAAATTCTTCCAAAATACTTCGTTCAATATCATGAAAATCATCATATTGAGTAGCGATTCTTTGTGGTTGATACATTCTTTGTTATTACTATATCTTGTATTACTATTTTATACTGATTACATAAATATAAAAAAGTAAATCAATTTTATGATATAGTAGTTATATTTCTCACATATTTTTTATAAAATGTCTTGTATGTATTTTGCAATTTATCATATCTCATATTGAATTTGCCATCTATGTTCTCAATCTTAATAGATTCTATCACCGATTTATCTTGATTCAATGTATCCTGCATCATATTTCTAAACATATGATCAAACATAGGTCCTCTAAAAAAATTTCGATAATTCTTCACAAATAATTTTGTAGTTTTATTGTTGATTGGACAAGCCGCAGTCACAATCGTATTTATAAATCCATCGCCAAAAATAATTCTTGCAACAGTTGTATGTGGCAATGCAAACTCGTTCTCAATATCTATTTTCTTGATTTTGAATATCTTAGACACCATAGATTCTTTACCCGATTCATACAAATAAGATGTTCTCCAATGACCTGGAGAAACTTGTTTTGGCGGATTTTCATATGAAGGTGCAGGTTTGTCTTTATTGCCAAATGTATGTACATATGCTATATGCATAATATCTAGCGAATTTTCGGATACAATCCTAGGATAACTATAAAACATTTGATTCAATAAAATAACAGACATCGTATTGTTATTTGCTTCTGGTTCTACAAATATATATTTGTTTAGTTTATCTAATTGTGATTGTGTTGTAAACCATGGTATTTCAAATGTATTCAAATATATCCATCCTTGTTTCTCTACAACAGAAAATCTTGGTACATTTTGTTGCGGCATTGGTTGAAAACAAATCCCGGGAACAATCGTCAAATTACCGGTATGGCTAAACTCGTACCCATGATAAGGACACATCACCCGATCATTCACAATGGTTCCCACAGAAAGTGCAGCGCCTTTATGTGGACATATATCGCTTAAAGCATGATATGTATGATCAGATGATTTCCATATAACATAATCCTTTTCCCATACTGTGATTTTATAGGGTTTATTCGCGGTTATCTCTTTTGCTTCCGCAACTACATACCATCCCATATTGTATTTATCTATACACATTTGTTCTGTTATTGGTTTTGCAGGGTGTTCATGTAATATGCGAGACGCAACTTGTTTTGGTAATAGCCATTTATACCATTTCTCTTTTTCTTTGTGTAAATTTGAAGAAGATAATTTTTGGTAATTAGAACGGTTATTTTGAGTAGTTTTAATGCGAAAAGGTGTAAAAAATCTTGAAAATAAAAATGAATTAGATGGAATAAAAAAAAGAGTGATTAGTACATACTGTATAATGTTCATATATCTATTATTATATATATATTTATGTGTTTTTTTTACAGAAAATTCATTTTCATCATTTCTCTGTATAAATTTTATTGGCCATTTTATTGGACATTTTATTGGACAATGATAACATACCCGCAATAGTAGGTAATTGTGGTATTCTGTTTGTATATTCAAATGTTCTCAAAACTGACAATATATTGTGTTTAATATTTTGTTGTAGTTGTTTTCGTTGTTCCATTATTTTTTTCCATGTGCGTTGTATTATTTTTATCCAATATGTTTTCAAAACGGCTGTATATGTAATTCCATCTTTTGCCACAATTAATTGCATAATTTCAATTGTAGGTTTTTGTTCAAATATTATACATGAATTATAATATAAATAAGTAGATAAAACCTCATTCGTATATGCGAAAAATGTATTTACATTCACTTTTGAAACGAATAAAAGCATATTTTCTGTTGTACTCCTGTCGCGAATTTCAGGGGCAGAAATGAATGAATTAGAATCTTTATTTTCCTCATATTCGGTGCTATAAGTAATAATATTCTTGTATGCACCTATATAATATTTCTTGTTTTCACATTCTATCTCTTCATATTGTTCTTCCATATCATCTATTTCGTCACATAGATCATCAATATCCATTTTATATCATTTTTACATATATTTTTTGGTTTATAAATTCTTCAATTTTACGTTGTTTTTATACCCTTGAATATTCAAGGGTGACTGTTACCGATAAATCAATTATAATGACGCGCAACTATAGTGAAGCAAAGTTGGCATTATACTGGTGAAGATTTGAATCCGCACCCAGAGGGGGTACTCTATTCAACTGTCTATATATTATTATATACAAAAAATATAATACACCTTTTTACATTTCAAACGCCGACTTTTATATAGTGTCAATTATATAAAACTCACTTATACATTTTCTTGACTTTTCGTGTTTTATTCTTTGGAACATACTTTTCTGGTCTTTCATAAGCACCCTTAAATATATTTTCATACTTTTCTTTTGGTATTTCACTAATAACTTTCTGTATATTTTCTTTCAAATTCTCATATTTTAATCCTTCTAATTTTTGTAATCTGGATTTCAACATACTAAAATAATTTTCAATAGAATTTGTAAAATGTTGATATGGAACAGCATACAAAATATTATTATGTTTATTTACTAATGTTTTTATTCTTTCGTTTCTATGTGCGGAAGCATTATCCAATATAATAAGTTTATTTCGTAATTTACTTGTTATATTATGTTCTAAAAATTCTATTAATCTATCTGTTGTTATTCCACCTTTTTCGTATAAATCCCAATTTACAACACCATTTACAGAAATAGCAAATACACCAGTATATTTTTTGAATACTTCTTGAGATTGTGTTTTTATGACACATCTCTTACCTTTTTGACTATAGCAGTGATTTCTTTTCTGTAAAGATTTTATACTTGTTTCATCAATACAAATAATATCCGCTATTTTATACTTTTTGACCTCTTCATAAAATTCTTTTATTTTGGAATTTATATCAATATCTTTACCGAAACGCTTTGTAGGTTCATGCCTTATTCTTGTTAATTTCAAAGTAATATTATTATCATTAATTACTCTAAAAATTTGAGTTGTAGATAAATCAAAATCTTTATAGGTTTCCTTTAATTTTTCGGTTAATTCGTATAGTGTAATTGTTTTATTCTTTTTAATCTCATCTAATAAAAATTTTACATATTCTTTTTTGACTTTATAAGCAATTGGTTTTCTATAATGAATATTTACATTACCATCTTTTTTGTATCTTTTAACCCAACACATTAAACTTCTTGGAGTGCATTTGAAAATTCTACAGGTTTCTAATTGAGAAGTATCTTCTGTCAAATAATAATCTACTGCAGATAATTTATAATCTTCGCTCTTATGTGTAGGCATATATAATATGATTTGATTAAAAAATTGAATATAAATGTATTTAGTATTAGAATATATACTTTATAATTTAATATGACAACTATATCACTTGGAGCAATTAATAAAAAAACTGGCGAATATATTTATCCAAAAGTTGCAAATAAAAAAGATGAATATTATTGTCCTGAATGTCATAAAGATTTAATTATATGTCAAGGAAATATACGAATTCATCATTTTAGACATAGTGTAGATGCTATTCATCCATGTCATCATTATAGTAGTCCAACAGAAAGTCAAATACATAAAGACGCAAAATTATTATTGAAAACGATATTGGAAAGAAAAATAAATATATCATTTATTAGAAAATGTTGTCATTGTAGAAATGATGAAGAGTTTGAAATACCATTAACTACAGATGCATCTTCTATAAAATTAGAATATAGTTTTGAATTTAATGGTCCAAAAATAGCGGATGTTGCGTATATTGATAATGGAGAAATAATATGTATTTTTGAAATATGTCATACACATAAAACAAAAAGTGAAAATAGACCTGAACCTTGGTTTGAGATTGATGCTTTATCATTGATAGAAAATGTGAATGATATAAATTTATGTCAACTACAAATTAATTGTATAAGATCTAAAAAATGTGATGAATGTATTCAACAAGAAAAGGACAATATTGAAAAGAAGAAACACGCATTAGATATTTTATATAATTGGTTTCAATCTGGAATAGAGGTATCACCATTTTATTATGGTGAGGATAAATTTGCAGGTATAAAAAAAAATGTTAAATGTGAATATATAGATGAATTATTTGATTTAATTTTATATACTGAACCAACTGAAAAATATGAACGATATTGCGTTCGTTTAATAAATAATTCAAATTATTATTTTACAGAAGAATTAGAATACGCTTGTTGGGGAATAGGTGTTTATTATATAAATATAGATTGGATACTTTCTCAAAAGGAAATACCACAATTTATAAAGTATATTGCTTGTTTGGATTGTTATGATAAAGATAATCTTGAGAAAATTTGTATAAATTGTAAACATCCAAACCCTCCTTTTTGGGTTAAACGAATAAATACTATATCAAATTATAAAGTAATTTATATAGGTAGTGATTGTTGTGATAAAAATCCTAATACTGAATATATTAATTGTGAAAGATGTAATTCTGTTGGTACGCCATTATGTATTATGGAAACAAATAAAATTAATAAAAATATTTGTAAATCTTGTGATATAGATTTATTTAGTAGTGGTAATATATATTTATCAGTTTCATTTAGCGAAAAAGATGAAGTTAAAAAACTTGGTGCATATTGGGATAGTAAATGTAAAAAATGGTTTATACATAAAAATCATAAAAATCTTGATATAGTTCTTCAAAAATATAAACGATTATGGTAAATTAAGTAGATGTTTTGTATCATTATGTAGTTTAAATAATCCTTTTGAAAAATTTCCAAAATCACACACTTCGCAATAATATTTAAACTCTTTTTTTCTTTCTTCTTTGTTTGCGTGATTATTTAAATAATGTAGTTTCATATTGGTTGAACTTGTTGTAGAATAAACACAAAATTTACATTGTGGATCTAATTTTTTATCTTTTCTTGGTTTTCTTACACCATTATTTTTATGTTTTTCGCTTTCTATATGTTGCTTCCAATGTGATTGATATAAACAAGTATAATTACATATATTACAATGATAATTTTCTTCAATTGGTTCTGTTTCCATTTTATTATATAAACAACATAAATTATATTTAAATATTTTGCGTGAAAAATACTTAAATAAAAATAATATAATACTATATAAAATGAAAAAGAAGAAAAAGGAAGAATTCAAAGAGTTTAGGAATAATGAAAAGTCCGCATATAAGACTTTCAAAATTCCACTAAAGAGTATTTTGTTAAATCGTGATACTATGCATCCGTTAATAAATAATTTGGTTTTTGAAATGAATGATTTAGTTATTCATACTTATCAATTTATTCGGTTGTATGTTTTGTATCAATATACAAACAATCTACTCTTACCATCTATAAATGAAAATTTTATTCTATATTGTGTTAAATCATTAGGAACTCGTGATAATAGGGGTAAGAAAGGAAAAGATACTGACCTTTTGGAAAGGTTAGATGTATTTTACAAAACCGAATACAAACCTTTACTAAATCACGAAAAAACTAATTTGAAAAATACCAGTTTCTTATTACCTTATTTAGCAACCCAAATTCATACTTCTCTTCATAATAATTTTCAGGAACATTTTATTCAACACTTTCTACGATTTATCAATAAAACTACTACAGAAATTACTGAAGATAAACCAACTTTATTTCAATTCAAAAAGAATGTTATGGAACTAAAAGAAACAGATACAAAATTTAATGAATGGAAACAACTACACCTACCAAATATTTTACCTAAAGACACGAAAAAATCAATTCACTATGACATTAAAGTTAAACCTTTTGAATATTTGAAAGGAATGTTATATATGAATTCTGTGTTGGAAAAAATGGAAAGTAAATTATTTCAACCATTACCATTAAGGAACAATATTATTCCAAAACATATTATTCTGGATACTGCAAGTTTGATAAATTTGTTTTGTCCTGAAAAAGATAGTAAGGGTAATAAAGTAAAAAAGGGTGAATTATTAAGTAAAGTAAAGAACAACCAACAAGAAGTTTGGAGTAATTTTTTAGACCTAAAAAACAAAATATTCAAAAATAAACATTATCAGTTTCATAACCAAATCCAAACTGACGGAGTTAGTTGTTGTTTGCTTTTTATTAGAAAAGATTTGAAAGATAAAAAATGGGGTTCAAAAGTTCCTATCTTACAAGACCAAGAATTTAATTCTATAGAAGATTTATCCAAAGAACAATTAGATACTCTGAAAAACAGAAATATTGTAGGATGTGATCCTGGAAAAAGAAATCTTGTATATATGATGGATAAAAATGGAAATAAACTACAATATACAGCACCGCAAAGAAAAAGAGAAAGTAAAGCAAAAACAAACCAGCGTATTCTATTATTGGAAAGAAAACGAAATGGAATTATTGAAAAAGAAACCATATTATCATTTCAAAATAGTAAATCAGTTGATTATGAAAAATTCAAAGTTTATCTGGTAGAAAAGAATAAATTAAATAAAGAAACAAGTGAATTTTACAAACGAGATACATGGAGGAAAATGAAATTTCGTCAATATAGTTATAGTAAGAAATCCATAGATACATTTTTGAATAAAATCAAAGAAACATTTGGAGAAAATATACTTATTGGATATGGAAATTGGAGTAGGTCAACACAAATGAAATATTTTATGCCTACGATGAATAAAGGATTAAGAAAATTAATTCACAAGAAATATGATACAATTACTATAAATGAATGTAATACAAGTAAGAAATGTTGTGGTTGTCATAACAATTTGGAATATTATAAAGATAAAGAAAATAAACAGGTATTTCGTCTATTAGTTTGTTCTAACTGCGTGAGTTGCGAAAACAAAAAAATCGTATTTAGAACAAGGGATACAAATTCTGCAATAAACATAATGAATTTAACTGAAATTTGGATTGAAACCCAAGAACGACCATTATGCTTTCAAATTTCGTCTTTCACATCTTCAATTAAAAACAATGAAGATGAAAAAGTAAGACCATCGTAGGTGAAATTCCTACTATTGATTTTACACTTTTCTTATTTTTTTGCGCCGTTAGGTCGGCGTTTGAAATGTAAAAAGGTGTAATATAGGAATGTATTATATTATTATTATACTATGAACATTATACACTAGTAAAAAATATTGTTGAAACCATTCAAAATGGCGTATTTGTAGAAAATCGGAACTATTTTTAGCAATTGTTAATACCTGATTAACAATTTCTCAGCAATTGTTAAAAAAATTGCTAACCCCCGTTTTTAGATTTCTTGAAGGAATCTTACAAGATT